GTAGTACCTATACCTCCATTTTTTACAATAATTTTCTTTGGAGAAGAACTATCGAGGGCTGTCGTGCTGTCATCTACGGCTCCTGCCGCAAATGTTGCACTATCAACTAGGGCGTTGAGATTAGCTGCCGTGACCTGATCGCCCGTTGAAAAGGTTGTTCCTTTTGATAAAATTGACATTATTCTGCTTTATTAGTTGAACGGAAGGATATGGCTCCATCGGCTTCGATGGCCCTAATCTTTGGTCTTCCGAGTGTATTGTTAAGTGTAAACTGTATTCCGTAACCTCGACGGTTACCTATTCTACCACGGATGGACACATCCTCAGCCTCAGCCAAAGTGGATCCAACAAAATCACTAAGTTTGCCTAAATTAAGATTTGCGTCTGGGTTCTCAGTCTCAGCGGATATATCAAAGTCAGACACCGTAGATGCGCCAGATTCAAGGTGCATTTCAAACTGCTTCCAGTTCTTTCGCTCTAGGCTCTGAAACGTGTATTGACGAGTAGTCAGTGAACCCGGAATATTAATTGTCTTTTCTGCTCCACCAATCTGAGTAATTACTCTGTCAACTCCATCAACCCGTTCGTCTAGTTTCTGCACCCCGCCTATGTCATTGACTGCGTACACACCACGCTCTGCGCCTTCGCCAACAACCAATAAATTAGAAATATGGAAGTCCGCATCAGATACCTGGTCAATGCTTTCCCACTGCTTGTTGAGGAAGTTGTAAATTATTATGGCGTTGTTCTTAGTTGAAGTATCTAAAGGAACAGCTAAGAAGTATCTGTTATCAAAGTAAACGCCTACGGACTTGTCCCGATGCGCCTTGTTTATCCTTTGAATAGTCACGTTGATTGGCTCACTTAGGGGAGTCTCAGTGCCACGAAGGTTGTATTCGTCAAAGAACTGAGTGCTATAAACACCGTTGTCAGAAAGAAATATTACTTGGTTACCAACCTGTACAATGGACTGACGAGCCACGCAGCCAACCTCGTTAGTCAGAAGTTTAGTGCTAGCTGCTTCCAAGGATGTTGTGTTAGTAATTAAGTGAATACTGTTGCGATTGAACACCATTAGGTTGTCTTCCGAGAAAGAGTGCAGACCTACATTAAAGTCAGCCTCACCAGCATTGAACCGGTATTGAGCAAAGATTTGATCATAGGTGTCAGTGTCCAGGATGTCAGATGCTATAACTTCATCGAGTATGCCCCTCGCAGTAAATGAGTCCGCTGACGCATCAACGCTGAACTGGAATGGCATGACTAATCTGCGCTGATGATAGACCGCATAAGGTGGTGCTGGCATGTGAGTAAAGCCCAAGCCAACAGATACTTTCTTAATGAAGTGAACGTCAGTCTGATTTGAAACATCGTCAGTATTAACAAAAAATTTAAATTCAGAAGAACTAGCCTCGGAGACAGTAAAAGCGGTTCCCTTGGTCAGTGTGCTACCACCAGCAGTAATTAAATTTACTGTGTCCCCAGCCGATAGGGTATTAGAGACTGTAACGGTAGCCACTCCATTTGTTATTGTAAAACCAGTAGCTGCTAGATTTACTGGCTGAGTATAAGTACCGCTAGCTACTTTTGTAAAGGCAGGTGTCCCGCTAAACGAACCATTCCACTCTAAAGCAGTCGTGCCTTCACGAAATATAAATACCTTATTAAATGCCTGTAGCATGGATGCTGTAGCCGAAACAGTTACTCCCGACGGATAAGCAATATCTGTAGTTGCTCCAGTAGACGTATTAACTGCTACTGCTTTTATGTTAGAAGCAAAGATAATATACTGACTAGCTGATGCGTTAGGATCTGAGAAGGCACAGGATCCATAGATGGCATTTACAGCCCCCTCATTGAGTATTCCAAACTTAACGGTTGCAGTCCCGCTAGCCGTTCCGCTGTATGTTTGGTCAGATATTGTAATCTGCGTGCTACTGTCCTTTGTAAATGCTCGATCACCATTTACCGCAGGGGTGAGTCCAGACACACCTGACACATTAACAGTTCCAGAGCTAGGAAAGTTTGTAGCGGTAACACCTGTCAGAACAACGGCTCCACCAGTCTGCGTAGCTGTTACAGATGTATCATCAGCCACTAGAGTAAACGGAAGGGTAAGAGCAGATGCACCAGTTGACAGAGGGTTAGATATCAAATCAATACCTTTTCTAACCTGTGCTTCGCCCCTGCGGTCAGTCCGTAGGTTCTGTGCATCAGCAAGTATACCGACTGGTAACTGATCAGGTCTTAGCCGATTATTGAAACCAAGAAAACCAACATCTCCATCCTTGGCAATGCGGTCATCTAGTCCTGAATATGTCCGGTACTCAGGCATTGATTAACATTTCCAACGCTTCAAGGCTAATGCCTTTCGTGTTGGTCTACCTTTCTTGTCCTTCATTGGACCTTTTACGCCAGCCATCCTAGCACAGAATGATTTCTTACGAGCAAGTCTTTTACCTGTCGGATTCTTCTCAGTAACAGGGGGCTTGAGGTTAGCACCTGTCTTGCGCTTGAAGTAGGCGCGACCAGCGGCAGTCAGTCCTCCCTTTTTACTTTTGTGTTCCTTTCTCATTAGCTTCTGACTCTTGCTCTAGGTGTGTTGGCTACAACTGTCTTTCCTCTGGCTCCTGCTGACTTCTTTTTACGCGCAGTTGCTGCTCTCTCCGCTTTCGTGAGGCTGAGAGCCTTTCTTTTAGGCAAGCAACGGTCAGGGTTTTTCTTATCCTTCGACGTTCCGCAAGGGCCTTTAATCGATCCATCCGTTCCTATCCTTACCCAGTTCTGCTTGAGCCATTCTTTTAGTTGAGCCATTATGATTTTTTGATGCTGTTAATATAGGTTCTATACACTCTAGCAGGTCCAGTCTTCTTCATTACCTTTGCCCGTTGTTCCATTGCTATTGCTGCCTGTATCTTATGTGCGTGAGTTCTGCCTGATCTTTTTATTTTATTTATGCTAGATTTAGCTGTCTTTACATCTTTGAATCCTAAACCCTTGATTGTGCCTTTTGGATTTTCATCCGTATACAAATCAGAATGCTTAGACTTAGGTCTAATGGTTCCGTCTGGTCTTTTTCTAGGGATTCTTTTAGATGCCATTATTTTAAAAGAAACCCTTGTTCATTTATATTGCCGTGTATTTGTTTAGAATAAGTATCAGCTTCTTTCTGTGTTTTAAATTTTGGATAATTTTTTAGACCCATTTGTCTAGCCTTTGCTACAGCTTCATCGTTTGTGAGTTGTTTACCATCTACCATTGTCGGAATAACAAAATGCATTTCTTTGTCTCCTTCACCAAAAGAAAATGTGGCAAGTTTAACATTACTACGAGTTCCATCTTTATTTGTAACAAAAGGATGTTTAGTAGGAAAAATGCGAAAACTAGGTTTTTTATGCTCCATTATCTACCCTTTCGTCTACCGCCCTTAGCCTTTTTAGCGTAGTTAGGGTCCTTGCAATACTTGGACGCAGCAAGGTTGGCGTAAGCGGACGGATACGTGTCAAACGTCCGTCTCGCCCAAGCCTTACCTTCAGGGCATATCTTACCTCCGCTTTTTGCCTTTTTCTTTGCCATTTTTTACAATAGATTTAAGAAGCTTGGCTTGCCCGGCGTGAGCCTTAGAAGCCTTCTCAAGCTTTCTTGCGACGGTTAGTATTTTTCTGTGCATTTCTACTCCTTAATGCTTTGAAGTCAGCCCCAGTAATTTTATCACGAGGAGGTGCAACCCTAGCTATCTTCTTCTGTTTTGGACTGTATTTGCTAAATGGCATTACTTCTTCTTCTTAACCATTTTTTTGACTGTCTTCTTTTTTGCGGGCATCTTCTTTTTCATACCCTTCCTTGTTCCGTAGTGACCTGGCATTGTATTATCTCCTTGTTTATTTGATTATTGATTTGACCCAAGCTACGAGCTTGGATGCGATTGATTTTACCTTACAGATAAATTTGTCTTTAGTTTTGCAGATACAGCACTTCATAATTATTTAATAAGTTGTCTTTTAAAGGCTTCTGCGGCTCTTAGCTCTCGTGCTACGCGAGTATCTCTTTGTGTTGGAGTTTCTCCTAGTTTACGATCAAGTTTATAAACAGAACGCATTTCTTGCCTTTTCATACGATCTAGCGAGGCCTGTTCAAAAGCTGATAGTTCTTTCTTTTTATTCATAATTATTTCTTTCTTTTATTGTGAAAATCGAAAAGGACTTTTACCTTTTCTGTAAGAGCTTCGATATTGTAGTGCATCCTAGCCAGCACAATGATAAGTGTAATGATACCGATACCGATAGGCCAGAGGGATGATATGATTTGTAAAATTTCATTCATTTAATCGTTGAGGAGCCGAAGTAGAATCCAACAATGGCTAGAACTGTTTGACGAACCTCTGGTAGTATAAGGTAACCGTTTAGGGTCTCGTATTTGATTCCCTTGAATAGACCAAAGAAGTGCGATGTCTCCTGTCCTACAGTAACTCCCTCTGGGCTGTGAGCCAACAAGAATGGGGCCACAACGACCGCAAACAGGACAGTGCATACGATGACTCTCCTGACCCACTCACCGCCCCTTGAGGCGGCTTTCTGGTGACTCTCGTCAGCGGCTGCTTGTTTCTTGATCATAGCGTCAACGGTGCTTTGCTGGTTGGAAACTAACTGTCCAATCAGTTTAAAGATAAAACCAGAGGCTCCACCTCCGAGCATTGCTATGAGTTCTGTTGTCATTTAAGTTCTTTAATTAATTTATAAATAGATAGTCCCAAGAAAACAAAGGTCATTATACCAACAACTAGACTAACTGCACTGTTGATGCTTTGTAGCCCAATACAGGCAAAAAATCCAGTTGATCCTAAAGTTCCTCTAAGCATAGTATCCATAGCATTTAGTCTTCGTCAGGGTCGGGTAGGGGTGTGTAGTGATCAACGGTTGATGCCTTCTCGGAATCATCGAGGTCGTAGTCCGTTACGTCCAATGCCCACATATGGTCAATAGTCTCGGCAGGGTAAGTAAGCCAGCGTGTGCCTATGCCGTTGTCCTCGATCCAGTAATCAAAGCCAATCTCCTTGCCTTCTTCGTCGGCTCGCTCAATGGCGGCCTCCTTGCTTGCGTATATTAGATAGAGCATTAGAATATTGAGTAATGACCGTTGATGTTGGTCTCGATGTCTGTGCGGTTTGTTTGCTCTGATGGGTAAAGAATTAGCTCGCTAATCCTACCATTAAAAAAGAAATTCGATTGGTTACGCGCTCCTATAAAAAACTTATGATTTCCATAATTTCCGGTACCCTGTGAACTCGTATTATTAGCATACTGCGTCCCATTTGCTTTAAAATTAATAAGCGGAGCTGAAATATCAGTTTTAACATTAATTAAAAAAGGCGAAAACGCAGCTTGCAGAGCCGAATCTACTATCGCAGCATTTGCACTTTCAGTGCCGCCTGAATCGTATGTTGCGTCAAAAGTAAAGCTGCCGAACGTTAATGGGAAGAAGAAAGAAAAACCCCCGTCAAGTCCAGCCGAAATCCCAAACTCCCACGCTAGGCTAATTGAATCATCAGTACCTTTAGTAAGAACCGAAAATAGATTTACAGTGTCTGTATTCGTCAGATCAATAGGAGTGGGTGTTGCTAAACACGAGCTAGTGCCATCGAATTTAATTGATGGTTCAGCATTTACTATAACCAGCGAACCAGCATCAACAATCTTAGGTTGGTTTGCAGCAGTTGCTTGCACGGCATCATTGCCATTACCTGACTGGTCATACCAAGTCTCTACAAAGCCGTCCACTTGGTCAAACCCTGGGTCTACACCAGATGGTAGGTCGATGCTGTAGGCTTCACCGATGTTAGCTTCAATAGCTGTGCGGTTGTCTGTTTGGTCGGAGTCATAGATAATTAACTCCTTAATTCCTCCGTCTAAATTGTTATTAGCACCACCAGTTCGGTAGAAACCTAAAATTAATATACCACTCGGATTGGTTGAACCTGCACTGCCAGTTACACCAGTAGCTCCATCTACGAATATTGAAGAACTTGCTCCGTTTACAACATTAGTTTGAAGATAGGTGCGGTCAGCAACATAATTAATAGTTCCCGCCGTTTTAATAGTAGTTCCAGAATTAACGGCAAATCCGCCATCACTTCTAAACAAACTTACTGCGTTAAAAACACCAGTAATACTTGATGCAGTTGACCAAACGCCTGAGGAAGCAGGAGCATCGTCTGTATGACTAACACTAAAGGTAGTATAAGCCTGGGTCAGAGAAAAACTTCCCGTTGTTAACGCTATATCTTCCGTTCCGTCGAAATCTAACTCATTTAATAAAGTGCCAGCACTAACAATCTTAGGTTGGTTTGCAGCAGTTGCTTGAGTTGCGTGATTACCTGTTGCTGTATCTCCTGCTTGCGTGGTTACACTTTGGTCATACCAAGTTTTTACGAAGCCGTCTGAACTTTTTACAGCAACCTTAAACCTACGAACATATATTTTTTCACCACTCGTGCTAACGTCAGCATTGTTTACATCAATTAAATCTTG